AACGATTGGGCCTTACTTGAGTTCCGAGCATCCGAAACTGGTCTTATCCCTCAGACTGAACTCGATGCAGCCAAGTCCGAGATGGGAGATGACAAGTACCTGCAAGAGTTTGAGTGTTCCTTTGACAGTGCCATCGAAGGAAGTTACTACGGACAGCTTCTCAATGAGTTACCGTCTGAGCGATTCCACGACATCCCTGTAGATGGTTTAGCTAAGACTTATGCAGCCTGGGATCTAGGCATAGGCGACTCAACTGCAATCTGGGTTTGTCAGAGAGTGGGCTTAGAGACACGACTCATTGACTTTGTGGAGAACCACGGTCAGGGACTCGACTGGTATGTGAACTGGCTGAGAACGAATCACTACGAGACAGCCGAGCAGTTACTGCCTCACGACGTACAAGTCAGGGAGTTAGGCTCAGGAAGATCTAGGCTAGAACTCTTGCAAGAAGCAGGGCTAAACATCACGATTGTGCCGAGAATGGGTGTTGACGATGGGATACAAGCCGTGAGAAGGATAATTCCCTTTTGTTGGTTTGACTCCAAGACTAAGCGTGGAGTGGACGCGCTAAGGAATTATCGGCGACAATACGATGATAAGCGTCAAGTTTATTGGGACAAGCCTCTTCATGACTGGGCATCTCATGCGAGCGACGCATTTCGGTATCTTGCGGTTGGCATGTCAGAAACAACGAGCTGGTCTAAGCCGCTGAAACCTAACGTATCTTGGGTGGTCTAAATGGATGACGGACGATTAAAGGCGATTCTCCAAGGTGAGATTGATAACGCGATAGGTTTCTTGGAGACCGAGACGGTCGAGCAGCGCAAGAACGCGCTTACGGCCTACATGCGTGATCCCTACGGGAACGAGGTAGAGGGTCGCAGCCAGATCGTAACCGGTGAGGTCGCAGAAGCGGTAGACGGGATGCTCCCGCCTCTCATGCGTCTTTTTACTTCTGCCGACCAGATTGGTGTGTTCGAGCCTGTAGGCCCAGGCGATGAGCAGTTAGCCAAACAGGCGACCGAGTATACAAACTGGGTGCTCATGAAGCAGAACCCAGGCATTGCGATCATGCACGACTGGTTCAAGGACGCGATCCTTCAGAAGGTCGGGGTTATCAAAGCCTACTGGGATGACTCGATAAGCGTCACTAAAGAGCAGTACGCAAACCTTACCGACGATGAATTAGCTCTCATCATGTCTGATGGCACGATGGAGATCGCAGCGCAAGAGGCGATTGAGCAGGATATTGACGGTCAAATGATGCGCGTTCATAACGTCGCGCTTATGAAGAAAACAAAGGCCGGAAAGATCAAGATTGAGAATGTGCCTCCCGAAGAGTTCTTGATCTCTAAGGCAGGCAAGACGGTAAGAGACACACCTTTCGTCGCGCATAGGAAACTCATCACAAGGTCTGATTTGGTTGCGATGGGGTTTGATGCAGAGGTCGTGATGAACCTGCCTGTCTACAACGATCTTGAATTTTCTGCTGAGTACATTGCAAGATACAACCGAGACGAGCAGCCTTACATGGAGCCAAGTCTTGATAAGTCCATGCAGACGGTTGAGGTGTTTGAGTGCTACCTAAAGACTGACTACGACGGAGATGGGATTGCAGAACTAAGACGGGTTCACTTTTCAGGGAATGAAATCCTAAGTAACGAGGAAACCGACTATGTGCCGTTCTACACCCTCTGTCCTATTCCGATACCTCATAGGTTTTTTGGGGATTGCCCTGCTGATCGTACAGTTGATCTCCAGCTTATCAAGACTACTCTAACGAGGCAGATGCTTGATAACCTGTACCTACAGAACAACTCTCGCATGGGAGCGGTCGAAGGCCAGGTCAACCTCGATGATCTCTTAAGCGTTACACCTGGTGGTGTAGTCAGGATGAAGAATCCTGGCGCACTTGTTCCCATCCAGGTTAATCCTGTTGCTCAACAGGTATTCCCGTTCATGGAGTACCTAGATTCCATCCAGGCCAAACGTACGGGCGTTACAGAGGCTTCCCAAGGGTTAGACCCCAACATCCTACAGAACGTGACTGCTGCGGCCATAGCAGCCCTTACGCAAGCCTCACAAGGCAAGATCGAGTTAGTCGCTAGGATCTTCTCTGAAACGGGTGTAAAAGACTTATTCAAAGGGTTATTACATCTTTTATGCAAGTACCAGGACAAAGCAGTCATCATTCGGATGCGCGGCCAGTATGTTCAGTACGACCCGCGAGAGTGGTCGAACCAGTACGACTGCACAGTGAATGTCGGACTTGGTACGGGGAACATCGAGCAAAAGATGGCGATGCTTTCGATGGTTCTTGCAAAGCAAGAGCAGATCATTCAAGCGTACGGCCCGAACAATCCTTTAGTGTCTGTCTCGCAATATCGTGCGACGCTCGGAAAACTGATTGAGGCAGCAGGCTTTGTAGACTCGGCTGAGTTCTTCAAACAAGTAACACCGGATGTTGATGCTGCACTTGCACAACCTCAGCAACAAGGCCCAGATCCTGCCGTACAAATGATGATGGCACAGGCTCAAGCAGACATCGAGATTAAGCGTCAGAAAGCTATGGCAGACATTCAGCTAGCGAGAGAGAAGGCTTTAGCTGAACTTGAGTTAAAGCGCATGGAGTTTGAAGCAGAGGCGCAGATGAAGGCCATGAAGGTGGGTGCAGGAATTACGTCCAACATTGAGATACCAGGATAGCCATGTTAAACGAACTTTTGCCAACAACCTGGGGTACTTTTACACCTCAACAGAAGGTCGACTGGTTTAACGCAAACAACATCACCGCTGATGTTTTGAGATACGCTGGCATCCCAGAATCTGATGTGCAAGCAAGTATCTCAATGGGCTTAAAGCAGATGCAGTCCTTTGCGCCGTTCACAGAAGGCCCGCAAGGAACTAGTTTGCCGACACCGACGCTTCAGTCCTTTTACTCAACCTTACCAACGGCGCAAGTTCCTTACTCGTTTAGATCTGGGGTCTCTGGGTACACAAATTTGCTACCCCAAAGCCTTGAGTTTGGCGTTCCTGCTGCGCCTCCTATTGTTAGGACGTTGCCTCCTGCTAGCAACACAGGCAATGCTGGCACTGGAACATCTGGCGGAACAGGAACATCGGGTGGATCTGGAACGTCGGGTGGGATAACCAATACTGATGTTTTGCAATCAGGTCTTGAGAATTACGTTCCAGAGGCGTTCTCTCTTCCAGCATTGACACAAGCCTATGAGGACATGACGGGCGTGACTTACGGTGGGATTGAGACAGCGCCTTCTTACATGGGCGGCAAGATTGGTGACGAGCATCTTGCTAGCTATGAGGGCGGTGGGTTCGTGGCTGGCCTGTTAGGGCCAAAGCCTGCTAACCAAGATGACGGTTATGGTTCGCTGCAAAAGGGCGAATATGTCATACGGAAAAAGGCTGTCAACAAGTATGGCGAGGACTTTTTAGAGGCTTTGAACGAGTCAAGAATCTCAAAGAAAAAGGCTAAAGGTCTTTTATGACGCAGCGATGGGAACGAGCAAAAGCATTACTTGGTGATGAGTTTCTGACAGAAATCTTTGATGAGTTGGAAAAAGACAACATCGAGCGTATCATCAATAGTAATCCTGATGACATTGACTTACGCGAAGAGTCATACGTGGCAATTCGCGCAGTGCGTCAGGTCAAGGCGCGTCTTGAATCTGTTGCCGCCGAAGGCGAGATAGTGAAGAGACGATTTAAGATTTTTAAGTAGAGGTTAGTGTATGGAAAGCGGCAACCCGCAAGGGACTAGCTTGACAGTGGGACAGGCAGCAGAATCGTTTCTTGGCATGATGACTGGCGGAGAACCTCCACGGGAGCAAGTTCAGGATCAGTCAGAAGAGCAAGAATATGCGGCCAGTGAATCCGAGCATGAGGAAGCGGTAGAGGAAACTCAAGAAGAGGAACAGCGTTTTGTGGTGAAAGCCGCAGGTGAAGAACGCGAGGTGACCCTCCAAGAGTTGATCGAAGGCTACCAAAAGGGTACGGATTACCATAAAAAGACTAACGCGCTTGCCGAGCAACGCAAGGCTGTAGAGGCCGAGAGGGTTGCTGTTGAGCAAGCAAAACAGGCGAGAGACGCATATGCTCAACGCTTGCAGGCTATGGATCAGTTCCTAAGCCAACAGATGCAAGGTGAGGATATTGAAAGTTTGAAGGAAACCGACCCCATCGCGTATGCGGTTAAGGTCGCAGAGCAGACCAGGCAAGAGAAGCAGATCCAACAGATTCGTGCTGAACAGCAACGCATTGCTAGAGAGCAACAGGCAGAGCGTGAAGCGCATATGGAAAAGCATCTTGAGCAGGAAGCGAAAAGGGTAGCCGAGGCTATTCCTGAGTACGCACATCCTGAGAAGGGTGAGAAAGTTCGCTCTGAACTTCGTAGTTTTGCAAAGAGTATTGGTTACTCAGATGCAGAGCTAGCAAACGCAACTGACTCTCGCGCTGTGTTGACGTTGTGGATGGCAAGTCAGTACCAGAAACTGCAAAAGGCAAAGCCTGGTGTAACCAAGAAGGTTGCCGAGGCTCCCAAGATGCTAAAAGCTGGTAATGCCACAGGTAAGACCATAGCAACAGAAGCAGCAAAACAGGACTTTGCGCGACTTAGAAAGACTGGCTCTCGACAAGACGCTGCAAGGGTTTTTGAAAGATTCTTGTAATTAGGAGTTAGAAATGACTGTTCCTTCAGGTACATTCCAGACTTTCACGGCTGTCGGTCAGCGTGAAGATCTAACCGATGTTATTTACAACATCAGCCCGACCGAGACACCTATCCTTTCGTCGCTTGCTCGCACCAAAGCAACGGCTGTCTACCACGAGTGGCAGACCGACACGTTGGCAGCAGCAACAACCAACAACGCACAGGTTGAAGGTGACGACGCTACAGCAGCAACCATTAGCCCGACGACTCGTCTCGGCAACTACACACAGATCGTTGCTAAGACGATCCAGGTGTCAGGCACGATGATGGCCGTTGACCTTGCTGGCCGTCGCGCAGAGAAGGCTTATCAGCTTTCGAAGGCTTCGCAAGAGCTCAAGCGTGACCAAGAAACCATTCTTGCCGCTAACCAAGGTCGCAGTGCTGGCAACTCGTCCACGGCTCGCAAGTTGGGTTCGCTTTTGTCTTGGCTCAAGACTAACTCGAACTACAACACGACTGATGGTGCTAACCCCACCACGATCGGCGTGAGCACACGTTCAGACGGTACGACCCGTACCTTTACCGAGGCAATCCTCAAGGATGGCGTTCAGCAGGTTTACACCTCTGGCGGCAGTCCCAAGATCCTTGTGGTTGGCCCTGCACTCAAGCAGACCGTTTCGGCCTTTGCTGGTATCGCAGCACAGCGTTACATGGCTCCTTCTGACGCACCGACGACTATCATCGGCGCGGCTGATGTGTACCTGAGCGACTTCGGTTCGATCTCTGTAGTCCCAGATCGTTTTGTTCGTAGCCGTGATGCGTTCATCCTTGATCCGGAATACGCAGCAATTGGTTATCTGCGTCCCTTCCAGACCAACGAGCTTGCCAAGACTGGTGACTCCGAGAAAACTCAGATCCTTGCTGAGTTCACGATGGAGATGCGTAACGAGGCTGCTCACGGCATCCTGGCTGACCTCAAGACAGCGTAACAAAAACTGTGGTAAAAAAGAGGGAGGCGTAACAACCTCCCTTTTTTTATGCTCAAAACTAAATTTCATGCAACCGACGACCAGTATGTCTTTGAGCGAACTCAAGACATCACGGATATTGTCGAGCAGAATAAAGCACTCTATAACGCCACTGACGAGCGCGAGCGTTGGGGTGAGTGGACGCGGTACGCTCAATTGCCCTTTGCGGTGGTTGACGATCTAAACAAACAAGGGATCATGCGAGGCTTTGCTGTCGCAGACGAGAAGAAATTTAGGGCGTGGATGAACGACCCTGAAAACAGACACTTCAGAACTCGCCCAGGAAAAGTATGAAGATAGCTCTTTGTGTTCCATGTCGGGACACGATGATGACGGGGACATCCTTCGATATGGCTCGTCTGGCAGCATACGACGGGGCCAATAGATGCGCGTTAACAGGAGGATCGTTCCTTTTGTACACAGCCCCAGGCACTCTTATATTCAGTCAAAGAGAGTCATTAGCCAAAGAAGCGTTAGCAGACGGTGCTGAGTACATCCTTTGGGTGGACTCTGATATGAGGTTCCCCAAGAACACGTTAGAACGACTATTAGCACACGGCCAAAAGATTGTCGGGGTGAATGCAGTCACAAGACGCAAGCCCGTTTTACCGACAGCAATCAACTTTCACGAGGATAAAGAGATCTTTGAGAAGATCGAGAGTCGAGGCAAGAAGGGTATCGAAGAGGTGACTGCTGTAGGTTTTGGGGTTGTGCTAACCCATAAGTCTGTGTTTGAGGCTATGCCGCAGCCTTGGTTTGATGTAGTATGGGGGGCGGGTGGTCTAATTGGCGAAGATGTGCATTTTTGCGTGAAAGCCCTAGACCACGGGATAAAGACTTTCGTGGATCACGAATTGAGCCTCGAAATAGGACACATCGGGACGCACGAATACCGGTGGAGCGATGTCGAATATGGCCCTAAGCACTTACAGCGAACTTCAGACAACGATAGCTAATTATCTCTCACGAGATGATCTTACTTCCGAGATCCCTGACTTCATCCAACTCGCAGAGATTCGACTCCGTAGAGATTTACGCTTGCGGCAAATGCTTACGCAAACATCGGTTACGGCGACCGGTGGAGTCTCGACAATTAACCTCCCTAGTGACTTCCTGCAAGCAAGGGATGTGTACGTTGACTCTGACCCCGATTTCCCTATTACGTTCGCAACGCCGAGCATCTTTATTCGGAACGGTAGGACGAACCAAAGTGGTGTACCGGCTTTCTATACCATCCTTGGGTCTACGATTCAGTTTGCCCCAATTCCTGACAGCGATTACACGATCAAGATCCTGTACTACACCGCCCCTGCGTTTCTTTCTACAAGCAACACGACAAATCTCTGGCTTGCGACCTGTCCGGACGCACTTCTCTATGCGTCATTAGGAGAGGCAGAGCCTTACCTGATGAACGATCCCAGGTTACAGACTTGGGGAACGCTTTATGATCGTGCCATCTTTGCGCTAACAAGATCTGACGAAGAGAGTCAGTATTCAGGTGTGCCGCTTACTATGACGGTGGCAAAGCGATGAGAGTGAACTTTGGTGAGTGGTTACCCGATCAGCCTGGGGTTGCTGGTGCGCTTGTTGAGGCCAAGAATGTCATACCCCAGCAAGTTGGTTACGGGCCATTGCCGACACCTTCTGAGTGGTCTAGTGCTGCCTCTGAGAACCTTAATGCAGTAGTTGCGGCTGCTGCGCCTAATGAAGCAGTAACGGTATTTGCTGGCGGCGACACCAAGTTATTCAAACTCGGTACAAATTTAGCTCTGACCGACGTTTCAAAGTCTGGCGGTTATACAACGCCAACTAACCAAAAATGGAGGTTCTCGCAGTTTGGTAACAAGGTCATAGCGGCCAATGGTGGCGACAGGCTGCAAGGCTATCTCATGGGTACTTCCACACTATTTTCCGACCTTGGAGCTGCCGCTCCAAAGTCAAGATACGTCACAACGGTAAGAGACTTTGTAGTTGCTGGGTTCAATAACGGATCTACGATCTACCCAAACAGGGTGGAATGGTGCGCTTTGGGTGATGAAACCAGTTGGACACCTTCCGCCACAACGCAAGCGGATTACCAGGACATTCCGGATGGCGGGCATGTTAAGGGTTTGACGGGCGGTGAGTTTGGCATTGTCTTTTTAGATCGCGCAATCGTCCGAATGTCTTATGTTGGAAGCCCGCTTGTGTTTCAGTTCGACACAATCTCAAGGGGGCTTGGTTGCATGGAGCCCAACTCAGTCATTCAGTATGTTGGGTCAAGTTTCTTCCTGTCCGATGACGGGTTTTATGTCACAAACGGGCAAGAGGTTAAGTCTATTTCAGTTGAAAAAGTTGATCGTTGGTTTTTCAACACGGCTGATATATCGCAGTTATCAAGCATGTCTGCTGCGGTAGACCCTCTTAAGAATCTTGTCATCTGGTGTTTCAAAACAGTCAACCAAACGACAGCGCTATTGATCTACAACTTTAACCTTAGCAAATGGTCTTGGGGTGAGGCTAATGTCAGCACGATTGCTTCTTCGACTGCGATCAGTACAACATCTTCGTCTGGCTTAACGCTTGAACAGCTCGATGCTTTTGGGAGCCTTGATGCGTTACCTGCAAGCCTTGATTCGTTTGGCTACACGGTTACATCTACTGCTAACTCATTGACAGGAACGATAGGGGCAAAAATTGCCGCATTTCAAGGATTGCCATTGACTGCAAACATTGTCACGCCAGATTTATCGTTAAACGACAATCCTTCTGTTGTTACGCTCATAAAACCTGTGATTGATACAGGATCTTGCTCCGTGCAGATCAATTCTCGCAGGCGATTGAACCAGCAGACAGACTTTACGGGCAGCACATATACAGCAAACAGCGACAATCGTATTGGGTTGCGATCATCGGGAACTTATCATCGGCTAAAGACTATTCCGTCTGGGGTATGGACTTCTGCGGTTGGGCTTGATGTAACGATTGTTCCGCAGGGGTTGAGATGATATTTCGGACGCTACCTCCTTTTGGTGGCGACCAAAGAGCTGTTGCCGAAATTGTCCGCAACATCATGGACGGTAAGACCAACAACACCGGAACGGTAACGCTTGCCACAGGAAACGCCACCACATCCACGATTACAGACGCGAGAATAGGTGTAGAGAGCAAGATCATTCTCATACCATACTCTGCTGCTGCCTATGTGAGTGGATTGCCATACGGCTCTTTTTTCGACGTTAACGACCAAACGGCTGCAAGCACGACTGCATCGTATGCGGTTACGTTTTCAAACACTGACTTAAGCAACAACGTTTATCTTTCCAACTCTAGTCGAATTAATGTCAGGGCGGCGGGGAAGTACAACCTTCAGTTTTCTGTGCAGTTTGCAAACGCTGATACGCAGATCCAGGACGCTGACCTATGGTTGAGAAAAAACGGTACAGATCTAGCAAACTCTAATTCGCAGTTTTCGATTCCTAATTCTCACGGTGGCACAGACGGGCATTTGATCGCAGCGTTGAATCTTTTTGTTGATCTTGCGGCTAATGACTACGTTGAGCTTATCTGGGCTGCGACAAGTACACAGGTGAGACTGGAATACATCGGAACACAGTCAAGTCCAACAAGACCGGCAACGCCATCAGTCATTTTGACGATGCAACACATTTCAGACGGGCCATTGATTTACGTTTCTAGCGTGACGAATGGCAGCGCAACGATTACGCATTACCCAAATTCAACATCAGACATGACCTATGGGTATGTGGTGGTTGGATGAATGCAAGATACATCAAGCCAGATGAACTTAGAAAGATATGGCCGTTTGTTAGGTCTGGGTTGGAGACCATTCTCAAGAAAAGTCCTGAGCAGTGGATACCGGAGGACATTTACGCAGACTGTTTTGCACAGCGATCGCTTCTTTGGATGTACTTTGAGGACAGTTATCCTTGCGGGTTTGTTGTTCTTCAGCCTATCGGCGATAATTTGCATATTTGGTGCGCTTATGGCAAGGGAGATTTTGATGCAGGCATGGATCATGTTCTCTTGGTTGCGAGAGAAGGTGGCGCAAGGACTATCAGCTTTGATTCGTGGCGTAAAGGCTGGGATCGCAAGGCTAAGGCGTTAGGTTTTAGACCACGCAAGTGGGTTAGAGAGGTTTGATATGGCAGGTGGATCGACAAATACGGTTACAAGGACGGAACTTGATCCGACCATGCGCCCATATGTGCAGTATGGCTTAGGCGAGGCGCAGAGGCTTTATCAGCAAGGTGCTCCTGAATACTACACAGGACAGACCTTTGTTGGCCCGTCTCAGCAGACGCAAACTGCGCTTGCTGCTGCCCAGCAAAGAGCGATGCAGGGTAATCCGCTGGTTCCTTTGGCGCAACAACAGCTAGCATCAACGATCTCTGGTGGCTACTTGCAGAACCCTTATTTGGCATCTGCGCTAAAACCAGGCTTCGAGGCGGCAACAACGCAGTATCAGGATGCAATCAATCAGATGCGGTCAAGGGCATCTCAATCTGGTCGATATGGCATGAACGAAGCGTTGATGTCCCAAGAGCAACGCGCACAAAATGCACTAGCTAATGCGTTAGCTAATCAAGCAGGAACGCTTGGGTATCAGGGTTACGAAGCAGAACGCCAACGTCAACAGGCAGCAATTGGCGCTGCGCCAGGTTTAGCCGCGCAAGATTACACTGACATCCAGCAGTTAGCGAATGTTGGGCAAACGGCAGAAGCCTATCAGCAGGCCGCGCTACAAGACCAAATTGCAAGATTCAATTACGCTCAACAAGCACCATATGCGGCACTGCAATCGTTCTTATCGAGCGCTTACGGAGCACCAATGGGTATGCAGACGACTGCTCCGTCTTACTCTAATCCGTTGACAGGTGTACTTGGTGCGGCATTGGCAGGAAAGGCTTTGTTGTCGTGAGCGGCGTAGAACCAATTATTGCAGCCGAGGTTATTGGTTCCACCGCTGCTGCTGGTGCAGCCGAGGCCGCTGCTGCTGCCGCTGCTGCTGAGATGGCTACTGCTGCTGCCGCCTCTCAAGCCGCTGCATCTGCTGGTACTGCTGCCGCTGCTGCTGGTACTGCCAACCCATTTTTAGCGACTGCATACGGTTCATTACCAGGTATGACTATGGGCTCACAGCAGGCGGCAATGCTTGCAGCACAGACAGGTGAGTTTGGTATTCCTGGGTTAATGTCTACGGGCGGGTCTGCGACTTATGCGGGTGCTGGCGGGCCATTGGCAAAGCTAGCGTTTTCTCAAACCAATCCTGCTGCTATGCGGATGGGTATGCA